CTCCTAGTATTGGATCAGGAAGAATAGCAGACGTTTCTTTTTGGGGTACAGGCGCCGGCGCCGTGTATGTATTGAAAGCAGACGGTACCCTATATGTTTGGGGATATAACGGATATGGGCAATTAGGTATCGGCAGCACGACAAGTACCGGTACTCCTACTACAAATACATCTGGTGTTGCTGCACTAATGAATGATGGGTATGACGCCTATGGGCAAGGATATGTCTCTGCCGGATTTATCAAAAAGACTGATGGTCAACTCTATTCAGCTGGCTATAATGGTTACGGACAGTTAGGTGTGGGTGATGCTAGTAACAGAACGTCATGGACACGAGTATTGCTACCTGGCAACTTTACTGTTGCTGGAATGGCATGGAAAACTGACGACTATCCAGTAGCATCGTATGTCGCCTACTCTACAGACGGTCGTGCATACTGCTGGGGTTATAACGGCCACTATGGTGTGACAACTGATAACAGCATTTCGATATATGCTCCGGTTCAAATGGTATTGCCTTGGGGAGGATGATTTGGTTTATATCAAAAGACTAAACGATACGGAAGTGGTACTTGGTGGACCTGTAGCAACAGAAGAAATGATTGCTGATGGTTGGTTCGAGTATAATGGTGATGTACCACAAGGGAACAACTTTCGATTGGTCAAAGGCGTTCTAGAAGCATTTACACCAGAAGTTCCTGAATTAGAACAGATTGTAATACATAAAGAGTATCTAAACAATACTGACCATAAGATGTATGCTGATTATGAACCAAAAGATGGTGAAGATTTGAACGCCATAAAAGTTCAACGAAGTGCGGCCCGTGCCTATCTCCGAGAGCATGAAAGAAAGAACATAGGAATCTAATGTCACAGAGTATTTCAGCACTTCAACAGGTATGGATGAGCAACACCACCTCATACAATGCCGTTTCGTTGAGCGTTTCTACATTAGGATATGGTGCTAATGCCAATTCTAGTTTGCTTAAAATGAATGTTGATGGTAATACAAAGTTTCTGGTCGACGCTGGTGGTAATACTAATGCTGTAGGTAGTGCTACTGTTAACAATCTATACACACCGAACTATGGTTATATCGGCAACAAAGGAACATCTACCTTTGATACTGGGTTTCAAACTTTAGCCGGTGGAAGTGGTTTCCTTTCCACATATGTTAATGGTACGATGAGGATGAACATCGATTCATCTGGCCGTGTAACAAAACCATATCAACCTATGTTTTCTGCCTACAATAGAAATACAGCAACACCGACGCCCGTTGTCAACTCATGGGGTTCATGGAATACTAATTTCTCGAATTGGAATACACCAAGATGGAATGTTGGTATTGATGTGGGTAGTAACTTCAATTCATCCACTGGTGTCTTTACAGCACCTGTGGCTGGTTATTACTGGTTTTCAGTTGGTATGACGGCACAATATTATAATTCATCATATCTATCATTTTGGAAAAACGGATCACAAACACCACCATATGGATTGACATATGAGTATAATGCTGCTGCTAGTGGTTACTCATTCTATAACCAGTTATCACAAAGTTATGCTTTCTATATGGCTGCTGGTGATACGATGACTGGTGGATGTTACTTTGCTTCTAACACATGGACTTCATATCCGTTCTATGACGGATATGTATTCATTTCAGGATTTTTGATAGGATAAAAAATGACCGATTACACAGTTACTTACACAGAAACGGAAGAAAAGGCTATGCAGTATGTGGCTGCTGATGTCAATGAGTGGATTCAAAATGCTGCTCATAATCGTGCTAGAATTGCTATAGAAGAAATCGTGACGATTGCGGTTCAAAAGTTTCTAGAAACAGGACAATCGATTCCTAGTTCTAAGGAAGAGATTGTTGCTGCTGCATATACTAATGGATGGATCAAAACTGCTGTGGAAAGAAACTTAGAATTACCTAATATTCCACTTGACAACCCCACAGCAAATACTATATAATGTAATGACGATAGCCGAAAGGTATCGTTACCATACTCTCGCTTAATAGGAGAAACACATGACAAACTATAAATTCAATACAGACCACTTTGGCATTCCTAATGGTCTTGCCAAGCAATTGATCGGATTCGACCAGGTTCTGGAACGTATCCGTGAAGCGGCAGAATCCATGCCGAAGGTTCCTACCTATCCTCCTTACAATATCAAAAAGATTGATGATGAACATTTTGAGATTGAAATGGCTGTCGCCGGTTTCGGTAAGGCTAATCTTGATATTGAGATTAAGGATGACACCCTAACAATCACTGGTAAGCATGACGCTACTGAAAATGATTATATCTACCAGGGGATTGCCAATCGTGCTTTCACAAGAGAGTTTACTCTTGCTGACACTGTAGTTGTAAAAAATGCGGAGTTAGTTAATGGTCTACTTAAAATTGCTCTTGAACGTTACATCCCGGAAGAAAAGAAAGCGAAGAAGATCGACATCATGGATCCATTCGGTGTTCAGGAAGCGACGAAGCAATTTCTGACTGAAGGTGCTAAGACATGGACAGACACAATGTCTACTATGATGGGTACCAACAAGAATACTAAATAAGACACTACCCTGCTAGGCAAGACTTAGCAGATAGAGAGGGATCTTCGGGTCCCTCTCTTACCATATGAGGATACATTATGAATTTAGTGATTGAACGCCCTGTAACTGTTATCACACCTACAATCGGTTCCCCTAAACTTATAGATGCTATTGAGTCTGTAAAGAATCAGACTTACAAGTGTAAGCATTTGCTTGTGATTGATGGAAGTGAAAATGCACACAACGTTTATTCTAATGCTATTATTCATGATGATGTGAAAGTCGTTCACACACCAGAGAACACAGGCAAGACAGGTGGCAACTTCTACGGTCATCGTATCTATGCGGCATATCCCCATCTAATCAATTCAGATTACATTTTATTTCTAGACGAAGATAACTGGTATGAACCTAATCACGTTGAATCCCTCGTGTCCGTTGCCGAGAAGGGAAACTTGGATTTCACTTTCTCACTCCGTAAGATATTTTCGGCAGAAGGAAAGTATCTTACCGATGATAATTGTGAAAGCCTCGGCAAATGGCCAATATTCATGTCACGCAGTTCTCCACATGGTCCGCAGTACCTAATCGACACATCATCATTCTGTTTCCGTCGTGAATTTATCCAGCAGACATGTCATCTATGGCATTCAGGGTGGGGTGGTGATAGACGCTATTTCTATGCTGTTAGAGATAACGCTAAGTATGACACGAATGGTAAACATACACTTTGCTATCGTCTAGATGGTAATCCCAATTCAGTAACAAAAGAGTTTTTCGAAACAGGCAATAAAACACAAGAAGCATATTATGAAGGAAAGTATCCATGGCTAAAGACTTAATCATTGGTGGCGCATCAAACTACAATTGGGATCATTTGAAATACTGGGTGAACTCAATCAAGAAAACAGGATTCAAAGGTGACATTGTTCTAGTCGCAACAAACATGTCCGGTGATACTGTCAAGAAACTAGTAGAGAATGACGTTAAGGTCTTTGCTTACGGCAAGCGTTCCGCAGATGGTGGTATCGAAAAGACTGAAAACAACATCCCACCACACGTTGAACGTTTCATCTTCATTTGGGATTTCTTGCGAAAGAATCCGGATGAGTATCGTTACGTTACTGTTACAGATACGAGAGACGTTATCTTCCAGAGTGATCCTACAGAATTTCTAAGCACCAATCTACTGGCAAATTCCATTGTATGTTCGTCAGAAGGACTAGCATATAAGGATGAGCCATGGGGATCGAAGAATCTACTTGACACATTCGGTTCATTAGTGTATGATGAACTCAAAGATAACATGATATACAATGTAGGAACGATTGCTGGATATAGCACGGAGGTTAAAGACCTTATGCTACAGATTTTCTTCCAGTCTGTCAATCGTCCTATTCCTATTGTTGATCAGGCTGTCTTTAACTTCCTTATCAGTCTATGCCCTCTTTCGGAAGAGACATTCAAGACGACCAACGAAAAGGGTTGGGCTATTCAGTTGGGTACTACACTAGGAGCAGTCAAGGCCGGCGCCGGCGATATCGGTCAGATTGTTATGCAAGACCCATCTAAACTCGATGAATATATAAAAGTATATCAAGACATTCAGCCCGTTGTGTCAGGTGATGTGGTTACAACTGGTCATACACCTTATGTTATCGTCCATCAGTGGGATCGTGTTCCTGCTATCAAAGAATTGGTTATGAAACAATATGGATAAGTTGAGACTAGGATTTTGTGATACCTTCGACGGTGCCAAAGAGTATTTCACTCACCTACTATCAAAACGCTATGAGGTAATTCGGGACGACCAACGTCCCGATTATCTTATTTTTGGTGATAGGAACTTTGGTGACACTAATGGTAGATATGATAACTGTGTTCGTATCTTCTATACAGGTGAGAACCAACGCCCTTCTGATTACCGTTGTGACTACGCAATCTCATTTGATCATCCTATAGATCATACCAAGATGTTTCGTCTACCTCTATATCTAATCTATGAGTATGATCATAAGATTTGTGTGAATAGAGAAGCAAGGAATGAAGATGATTTTAACTTCAAAGGTTTCTGTTCCTTTGTTGTCAAGAACCCATCATGTAAGTATCGTAACGAATACTTCAATATACTCAATCATATTGGTAATGTAAAGTCAGCAGGTCCGCTATTCAATAACATGCCTGATGGATGGAGACCACAATCGACTGTTGAAAAAGTTGGATTCATGAGTGGATACAAGTTCAATCTTTGCTTTGAGAATAGTTCTTATCCTGGTTATTGTACCGAGAAACTATTTGAGGCATTGTGTGCCAGAACCATTCCGATCTATTGGGGTTCGTCAACTGCATCATTAGATTTCAACCCTAAGGCTTTCCTCAATCGTCATGAATATCCTGATGATCAGACATTCATTCAAAAAATAATTGAACTAGATAGTAATATAGACGCATACAATGAAATGTATATGCAACCTATGTTCCGTAATGAAGATTGTAAGTTGTATTCTTCCTACTCAGAACACTTCCTCAACTGGTTTCAGTCTAATGTATATCAAGGTGTGATCAATGAACAATAGAGCCTTAATCTTTACACCCACCGGTGTTCCTATGTTCTTCCATGAAGATTATGATAAGGACAATCATTGGCGTTACAGAAAACCAGAACGCACATATGATACCTGCCTTATCATCTATAATGATTTTGAACCGGAACCAGGCACCTATGACTTCATCATTCGTCGTAAAGGTCTAAAGTGGAATCTTCTTAATGAAGTTTCTAAGATGTTCAATTGGCATGATTATGATTATATCGGTTGTATTGATGACGACTGGTGTACCGACATTCAATCTATGAACCATGCTTTGAATCTTGCCAGACAGTTCGATTTCAAGTTGTTTCATCTTTCCGCCACATCATTCAAAACATATCCTTGTATGAGACATAATCCTGAATTGGCATTTGCTGAAACAAACTTCGTTGAATGTGGTGCTCCTATCTTCCGCCGTGACATGTTCGGTAGGATGATGGAGTTTCTTGATGATTACAAGTATGAGAAGTCTGACTGGGGACTAGATAAGATTATGTGCCACTATCTGAATACACCGGCACATGTGGTGCATGACGTTACAATCCGTCATTGTAGAGAGAATGAAAGCACATATGATCATAATGATGGGTTCAGAGAAATGCATTATCTTATGACAGATTTCTACCCTAAGTATTCTAGAGAGAAACTTGGCAGAGAGTATGTGTATTCGGATGATCAGAGAGAATTGAGGGCTTATAAGCATGGATAAATTGATTAGAGACATTGACTGGGATGCAGTCAAGCATGAGTTTAGAAGCGGTGAACCATTCCATCACGTTGCTATTGATAACTTCTTTCTACCTGATGTTGCAGAGAAGATTTCTAATGAGTTCCCTGATTTCAATGACGCCACACTAGGTCAGTATGACAATACGTTTGGTCTAAAGAAGGTCAAGAACCACTGGGACGATTTTCCAAAATATACCTATCAGGCTTTCACATTCTTAGGAAGAGATTACTTTGTTTCTAAGATGAAGTATCTTCTGGAAGAACCAGAACTGTGGTTAGATCATGGGTTGAATGGTGGTGGATGGCATATGCACGGAACAGGTGGTGCATTGAACGTTCATCTTGATTACAATATTCATCCGAAGTTGGGTGAGCAGCGCAAGCTAAACATTGTCATCTATATGGCCAAGGATTGGGATCCTGCGTGGGGCGGTGGCCTTGAACTATGGTCATATAAGGAAGATACAAAAAGACCAAAGGAACATATAAAAACAGTTGACAACATATACAATCGTGCTGTATTATTCGATACTACACAGTATTCATGGCACGGATTTCAAAAGTATCTTACCTGTCCTCCTGACAGACTTAGGAAGTCATTAGCGGCTTACTATGTTCGTCCTGCTCCAGAAGATGCAGAACCTCGTGGTAAGGCATTGTTCGTAGCGAGAGAAGATCAGAAGAATGATCCTCATTTTGAAGAACTGGTAAAGCGCCGTGCTTCTGTTGATACGGCATCTGAGTTTTATAAAAAAGACTAACTATATAAGAAAGAATCGGAGTATATAATATGAGTGAACGCAAAAGACTATTGCTTACGGGTGGTGCGGGTTTCATTGGTCATCACGTTATTGACCTTCTGTTAAAGAAAACAGATTGGGAGATTATCTCTCTTGATCGTCTCGACTATTCAGGTAATCTAAATCGTCTCGATGATGTTGTGCGCCGTCACCCACCAGAAGTCCGTAAGAGAGTTAAGATTGTTTATCATGACCTCAAGGCGGAGATTACACATCTAACTTCCAACTTTATCGGACCTGTTGATTACATCCTACATCTAGCAGCATCATCACATGTTGATCGTTCTATTGAAGACCCCATGTCATTCGTTATGGATAATGTTGTTGGTACTGTTAATCTATTGAACTTTGCCCGCACACAGAAGAACCTAAAGCGTTTCATCTATTTCTCCACGGATGAAGTTTTCGGTCCTGCGCCTGGTGAAATTGTTTATGGTGAGCGTGATCGTTATAACTCAACCAATCCTTATTCAGCATCTAAAGCTGGTGGTGAGGAAATGGCAGTTGCTTTCGAAAACACCTATGGTCTTCCAATCTTCATTACTCACACCATGAACGTCTTTGGTCAGCGCCAGCATCCAGAGAAGTATATCCCTATGTGTATTCGTAAGGTTCGTGATGGTGATACAGTTTCGATCCACTCTGATCCATCCAAGACGCAGCCTGGTTCACGTTTCTACATTCACGCCGAAGACGTTGCCGAGGCACAGTTGTTCCTTCTAAATCTAAACGATGAGCAGTTGAAGCGTGTATATGAACCTGACTTTGGCGGCGCCAAGTGTCCTAAGTTCAATGTTGTTGGTAAGGAAGAGATTAACAATCTACAACTTGCACAGTATATTGCAGCAGCACAGGGTAAAGAACTGAAATATGATTTGGTTGATTTCCATTCTGCACGTCCTGGACACGACCTTCGTTACGGTCTATCAGGTGATTATATGCGTGAACTTGGTTGGGAACCAAAGCTAACTCTAAGAGAGCGTATCAAAGAAGTTGTCGATTGGACTCTTGCTAACAAGGAATGGATTGAAGAATGAGTGTAACATATACATTTGATAACTCCCCTTCTTTTACCGCACAAGAATTAGAAGTTGATCCTAATGGTTGGTTATCAGGTAAAGACCTGCTTCCAATCATTCAGGAACTCTACAAAGGTAGGGATAAGATTGTGGGTCTTGAGATTGGTGTTGAAGAAGCACCAACAACAACTTGGTTCCTACAGAACATGCCTAATCTAGAACTATATGGTGTTGATCCTTATGTGGCATACCAAGATTGGTATCCAGGTGGTTATCTACATCAGGATGAACGCAATCGTGTTAAGGCCAAGATGAAACTGAGAACTGCCAAGTATGCTGATCGTTTCACTCATTATGAAATGACATCTGATGAAGCAGTATCTAAGTTTGAGGATAACTCGTTAGACTTCATCTTCATTGATGGATTACATGAGTATGGTCAGGTACTAACAGATTGTCGCAACTACTGGCCTAAGATGAAGAAGGGTGCTATCTTTGCCGGTCATGATTATAAGGTTATTGAAGGAGTTGGTCGTGCAGTAAATGAGTTTGCTGCCGAGATCGGTCAGAAGGAAGTCAATTATCTTCCTAACACCGACGTATGGTATTGGAATAAGTTCTAATGAAGAATGTTGCATACTACCACGTATATCTTGATGACCTATGCACATGGGCACAGATTTTTGCAGAACAAATGAACTATATGGAGGAGAGCAATCTCCTCCAAAATCTTGATGTGATAAGAGTCACAGCAATCACACAAGCAGATGAACGCCTAGAGATTTTCAAAAGTTTCTGTGCATTGTATCCTGTAGATTTTGAGATTGAGTTTATCAAAAACATCCATCCAAACGATCATGAAATGATGCAGAGTTGGTCTAGCATCTTTGATAAGATGCCTGCCACTAGTGAGACATATACCCTATCTAAGATTTGGAATCAGAGTAAAGAAGAAGATTTCAATATTCTATATTTTCATATGAAGGGTATTACTGCTACACTAAACAACCTGGTTGTTCCTGGTAGAATTTCCAAGTATAGAAACCGATACAATTGGAGACAGTTTCTAAACTGGGGTGTTCTAACAGAATGGAGACAGTGTGTCGATCATCTGAAAGATAATGATGTTGTTGGTGTGGATTTTCAGGATCAACCATCTAAGCATTTCAGAGGTAACTTCTTCTGGACAAAATCATCACACGTTAGAACATTGCCCGATCCTGCTCCTATTGAGTGGTGGGAAGAGTGTAAGAAGAAGATGAATGATGAATGGATGAACAAAGCATCAGATCGCTTCCGTGATGAACAGTGGATTTGCTATAAGGATGATATAAAGATTTATAACGTATCACCTAACGAAGGGCATTATAACGCTAATGACATCTGATGGATCCGTTGTATTCACTCCTATAACAAACATCGTTGATGCCGAAGTTATGAGGTTGGTGAGGAATGAATGTAGAGAATACATGACTAAGGATACATCCTATATACAAATAGAGCAGCAAGAAAAGTGGTTCAGAAACTTGGATAGAGATAATATCAAAATGTTCCTGATGCACATATGCTATCACGGTGCTGCTATAGAAACTATAGGATACGGATACTGCCGACATGATGGTGATGAAACACACTTAACAGGTGGTATCATCCCTTCATTTAGAGGTAAAGGATATGGTAAGACATTGTTCTTACATCTTATAGAGAATGGCAAGTCTTTCAATTCTCGTATCACACTAGAAGTCCTCAATACAAATACAAGAGCAAAAAGATTATATGATAGCATAGGATTCCGTGAGATAGAATCCGACGAAAGAATTACCAAAATGGAGTATGTTGATGGTTGATCTATTCAAAGTGAGAATGTCAGACAACGCACATGAAGAAGTAAAAAAGGTTTTGGTGTCTGGCACGATTGCTCAAGGCCCAATGGTCGATCTATTTGAGGACATTCTACAAGCCGAACTAAAGACAACCACAAAACCCGTCACTGTAAATTCCTGCACATCATCTATTGATCTAGCATTGGAACTATGTGGAGTAGGTCCTGGTGATGAGGTCATTTCCACACCACAGACCTGCTTCGCCTCGCAGATAGGAATCCTACACCGTCATGCTCGTATTCGATGGGCAGACATTGACCCCTTGACAGGTCTGGTAGATTGTGATAGTATTGCTAAGTTAGTTACCGATAAGACGAAAGCAATCGTTGCCGTTAACTGGGCAGGAAGAATTTGTGACTTCAAGAAACTAAAGTCATTTGGTGTTCCTGTGATTGAAGATGCCGCACATACTTGGGATTCTTTCTTTGATAAGAAAGTCGAGCGTGGTGATTACATTTGCTATTCGTTCCAGGCAATCAAGTTCTTGACTTGTGGTGATGGTGGGATGATCATCTGTCCTAACGCAGAAAAGGAACATGAAGCCAGACTGCTTAGATGGTTCGGTCTTGATCGTACCAAGAAGGAATCTTTCCGATGCACACAGAACATTCCAAAGGCTGGTTTCAAGTATCACATGAATGATATCAGTGCTGTTATTGGTATGAGTAACATTCCTGAGGCACGGTTGAGCGTGGTACAATCACGATTAAACTCAAAGTATCTAATCGATAACATCAAGAATGATAAAGTGATTCTTCCTGAGTTTGACGACACAACCTCATTTTGGTTATTCAGTATGCATGTTAAAGATGGAAAGAAAGATTTTGAAAAGCATCTAGCAGATAACGGTATAATGTCGAGTCCTGTTCATTTCAGAAATGATATGTATGATTGTACCATTCAGTTCAAAGAAAATGAATTACCAGGTGTAACAAGTTTTGATAAGACACAGGTTTGTATTCCTAATGGTTGGTGGCTAACACAGAATGATTTGGAACACATTGTAACAACGGTGAACAATTTCTAATGAATGTTTTTATAGTAACATCATGTATTCGCACCTTGGTTGGTGACATACCATTTGAGGACAGATATACACAGACACTAAAGACTTTTGATAGTATCAGAAACTATGCAGAAGGATCTAAGATCATATTCTGTGATAGTTCTATTGGTGGTCTTAGTGATGATCAAAAGAAAGAGATCCTGTCTAAGGTAGACCACTTCTTAGACTATAGTAATGATGCTACAGCACAAGAGATCAATCAACTTGGATTGAGAAGCAAAAGCATCGGTGAGAGTTATCTACTGGCTAATGGTATCCATGCAGCAAAACATCTTGGGTTCGATCTTAGACAAAAAGGAAGAATGTTCAAGTTAGGTGGTCGTTGTGAGTTGAGTCCTAAGTTCAATCTTAGTGATTATGATAATACAGAAGGTAAGTATGTGTTTAAGGAGAGAGTTGTCAGTTGGATGGATCCTAGTATTCAAGAACAGTTCGGTTCAACTCATATCTTAGAAACGAGACTTTACTCATGGAGTTTCTCATTGGTTGATGAATACTTAGAAATCCTAGAGAAGAAAAACTTCAATCTAATGAATCAAGGATTCGATACAGAACACTCACACTTTCTAAACATACCTAAAGACAAGTTACTAGAATATGAAATGTTGAACGTCTCCTGTTTCGTGTCAGGTGGAAATTATTACAAAGAGGATTGATTATGAAAGTAGCAGTTATTGGTGCTGGTGGCCACGTTGGGTTTCCATTCTCGTGTGTCATTGCTAACGCAGGGCATACAGTTTACGGTATCGATGTAAACCAGGCCGCAGTAGATTTGTTGAACAAGGGTGAAGTGCCTTATGTTGAAGAAGGTGCGGAATCCATTCTTCGTGATAATCTAAATAAAGAACGACTATTATTCACCACCGATTTTGACTTTATCAAAGACGTTGATGTTGTTGCCATTATGATCGGTACGCCAGTCGATGGAGAAGGCAATGCAAGACTTGATGATCTTTTTAATTTTCTTGACGTTAATCTTATTCCTCGTATGAAG